AATATGTTGCGTCGATCCTGACCTGCGAAGTCATTCGCGTCGACCGGACAACGGGACAGGTCCTCTGTGGATTTGGACGAGACCTCGGAGGCTCTGCGCGGACGATCGTCGTCGTGGGGCAGACGGTGCTTGCCCGCGTGTCGCGGGTCAAGACTCCGGCGGGGTACAAGTCCTCGTTCCAGACGGATCTGCGAAAGGCTCCCTTCCCGAAGGCGACCCTGACCCTTCTGCGGGATCGGCACGCGCGAGCCTGTGCGAGCAACTTTCCGGTCGTCTCCGATGCCATTGCGCACTTGATGTCCAAGGGAAAGGCGCAGTACCAGGTCATCCTGGATCCCTTCAAGCGCGTGCAGGCTGTGTTTGTTCCGACGGAAGGGATCCTCCCGGTGACGCCCTCGACGACGCAAGTCGATACCGGCGTTCCAATTCGGTCCGGCTATGCGGATGTCCGAGAGGACGAGCTTCCGACCCTGGACGCCCAGCAGGCCTTCGTGGAGACAGCGACGCATCCGATGTTTGCAGTCCGGGAGGCCGTACGCAATGTGTCCGGGGCCGTCGTGGAAGTCGAACTGGCCTCTGGGTTTCGTGTGCCGGTTCGCCCGGCCGCAGAGGCCTCTGAGGGTCCCGCTCGGGAAGTCACGGAAACAGTTCGGCGCTTGGACGAAGCCACGCTGCTCGAGGCCCCCACCAACGAGGAGGATCTTCGGGAGGCGCAGCGCATTGCGTACGAGTCCGAGATTTTCGACTTCCTCCTCTTCTCCATCTCGACCGCCATCCAGACGGATGCCTACGGTCAGATCCTCAAGGCGGAGTCGCAACCGCTCCGCACCGCACTTGAAACCCGGTCTCCGACGCTTCTGGCCGATCTCCAAGCTTGGTTCAAGGACAACGCCTTCGAAGGCACAACCAAGTCTCCCGTGGCCTTCGTGAATAAAGTTCGAACGCCCTGTGGGCAGTATACGGACAAGACGGCCTGCGAGAGCTCAAGCCTCTGTGGGTGGAAACAAACCAAAGGGAAAAAGCTCTGCAAGATCCGAGTCAATCCGGTGGTGGACACGGCGGCCCTCCTTCGCCGCATCACCAAGACTCTCCGCGAAAACGACAAACAGCGTGCGCTGGTTCTCGATGGGCGGATGTCGCCATTTTTTAGTACGATGTTATACCTTGAACTCCCTCACGAACTGATCACCACCACGATTTAAGCCTTCTGGAAGTGCACCTTGAGGTACTTCTGGAGGTTGAGGTAGGTGACCTCGGTCTTGTCATCCACGCGGAGGAGCTTGGAGAGGGCCGCGTTGGGGAGGATGCGACGCTTGAACTGGGGGTCGAAGCAGTTGTGCGACTTGACATACTCGGAGACGAACTTGGTCACCTCAGTCTGGGAGCGCTTGGAGCCCGCGGAGATGCCCATGAAGGTGCAGAGCTCGGGGGTGAGCGGGCGCTGGACGAGGAAGGCGTTGTTCGCGCGGCGAGCCTCCCAGGCCTTGCGCTGCTCGGGGGTCATGTCGGCCGGGTTGATCTTGCGCTTCTTCTTCGAGTCGCGCTGCTCCTTCTTGGCCGCCTTGGCCGCCTCCTGAGTCGCCTTGACCGCCTCGCGGACCTTGGCGGTGAACTCGGTGGAGAGGGACTTGAGCTGCTCAGTGAGGGTCGCGAGGAGCGCCTCGGAGGACTGGGCGGGGATCGCAGTCGCGACGGCGGGGACGGCGGCGGGGGTCGTGGGGACAACCACCTCGGCCTTGGAGGCCTTGGCCTTAGTGACCTTGACGGTCTTGGCAGGGGCCGCGGGGGCGGCGGCAGCGACGGGGGCAACGGGGGCAGCAGACTTCTTGGCCATCTTGTTTGCCTTAGAGACAGAAGCAGTGGAAGACATTTTGAACGCGCTTGATATGATTGTTACGCACGGCGGTCATGTAAATCGGTTGCGAGGAACGCGGGCCGGGGGCGGCGTGTGTAGCGAACGATCCCCCGCGGGACCTTCGCCTCGAGATAGTAAGTGCGGTAGGCGTCGACAGGGTTGGGGCGCTTGTACTCCGGGGGCATGGCAAGACGGATCTCCGTAATGCCAGGGTCCGGAAGAGCAGGGGGGTGGGCGGTAAGCCACTCGAGGTGCGTTTGGGTCTTGTGGACACCTCCATAGCGGAAGGTGAATTCGGCACACAGGGCGAGTCCGAGGGCGCAGAGCCACTGGTAGTTGGACAGAGACTCGCGGGTCCAGACTGCGCAGGGGTGGTTGACATGGGTCTTGCGGTAGGCTCCAGCCGGAAGTGCCGATGGATCGGTGCACCAATGGGCGGAGTAGAGAAGCTGCGCTGTCTCGAGGATCATCTTGACGACATGGGTGTCGCAGTGGGCCTGGGCCGCCCGGGCCGGGTTGAAATCGAGCAGGAAGATGTTCATGGCGGCAGGAGTCCACAGACCCTGGACCGCACAAATCTGTTTTAACATCGATAGAGGGCGGAGAGGATGCTGAAGACCATGACATAGGGATTCGCGTGGAGCGTCAACAGGAGCATCAAAATGTAGGTCGATTGAAGCCGGTACAGGATCGGACACAGTCGATAGGCCAGTCGAATCCCTCGCTCACAGAGCTGAAGGGCACGGGCGCGCGCAGGGTCCCAGGGGGGAAGCACGCCCAGCAGATCCCGTTTGAGGAGGATGAACATCGACAGATAATCGGCCTTGACAAAGCTTCGAAATTGGTCCGGGTGGAGATCGACAAACCCGTTGTCCTCAAAGAGACGGCACAAGAGGACCCAGCGTGCGACGAGGCGTTCGTCTGCAGCCTTGGGTTCCTCCGGGAGGGCCTCGCGGGTCCGACTGCGATGGGACCAGATCGCCCAGAGCCGGGTGCGCGTGTCGGCAGACAAGGGCGTTCGCGTATACGGATTGATCGGCGATCGGATCGCCCAGGTCCACAGCGTGTCAAAGTCAAACCACCAGGTCTTGCCTCCTTCCTCAAACGCAATGTAGTCGAACGGATCCTGGCGCTCCTTTGAGGTCGCCGAAACAAGGTCTTCATCGTTCGCGAGTCCGGCTCGACGAAGCACACCGGGCCCGGCAAGCGCCAGACGAGACCGGATCAGTCGCCCGCGGACAATCGCTTGGAACCGGATCAGAGGGGCAATGCGCGGACGATGGGCTTCTGTCCAGAGCACGGGGGTCTTGCATTTCGCATGGCGTCCGCAGAGGGTATGCCCCAGGACAGCCTTGGCCTGACACTGGTCCAAGGCCCCCTTCTTCCGGACAGACGCACAGCGCATATGGTCTATCTGGAGAGGTTCTTGAAAACCCTCCGGCCGCCAAAACGGATTTGCGGTTCGCCCTCCCTGTCTACGGTATACCAGCACCAGCAATCATGTCTACCAACGCCATCATCTCTCAGTCCAGCCTCGATGTGTCCAAGGTCTCCTTCGGCGATGTCCGTCTCAACAAGGCGGGTGGCAAGAGCATTCCCATCAAGTACAATGGCCAGGCCCTCCAGATCCGACTCGAGAAGACCATGTACCCCCAGGGCATCAACATCAAGGACACGCCCAACGGCACAACCTACGATATGAAGCTCGCCCTTCGCAACTGTGATCCCTACGCCAAGGAGCGTGCGGGTGCAGATGCAGGGACACTCGGAACGCTCTACAACTTCCTCCTCGACCTTCAGGAGAAGGTGATCCAGGCGGCGGTTGGAAACTCGAAGAAGTGGTTCGGCAAGGATCGCTCAGAGTCTCTCGTCCGCGAGACCATGAAGCTCTTCCTCGGCCCGTCCGTGGAGAAGATCAATGGAGAGTGGGTGCCCTCCGGCAAGTATGCGCCGGGGCTCAAGATGAAGGTCGGCGTCTATGACGGCCGTGTCGCGATGGATGTCGCAGGTCCCGATGGAAAGCCGATCGCCGTCGATGTGGACAACCTCGCCGAGGTCTTCCCCAAGCGTGTCGAGGCAAGCATCGTCGTGGCGCCGAGCATCTATGTGACCGGCACCGGATTCGGAGTCACCTGGCGTGTCACCTTCGCTCGTGTCGCACCTCCTCAGCGCCTCACGGCTGCGCAGGTGTTTGCAGACGAGATTGAGGAGGAGACGAAGGCGCCTGCAGCGTCTCAGGCGTATGTGGACGAGGAGTCGGCTCCGCCTGAGGAGGAAGTGACGGTGCCGTTCGTTCCGACTCCTGCACCGGCTCCGGCTCCTGAGCCTGCGCCTGCGAAGAACCGCCGCCGCGCTGCAGTTGTTCCAGCCTAAGCCAGACAGTAGACCCGGGGGGAGGAACATGCACAATCAAATCATCATCCACAAATACAACTCTTTTCCGTTCGGGCAAGTCGTAGGGCCGGGCCACGCTGGAACAGCCGGCCTTGGGCTTGAACGCCCGCTGCCCACAGGTGGTGCACTCCCAGACGATCGGAAGCACTTCGAGCATGGAGGGCACGAGGATGCGAAGGGGGCCGCGCAGGCATTCGGTCGCAACGGCTTCCGGCGTGCTGATCTCGTCGTTGATCCACTTGTCCACCACCGGCCGAGGGAGCATCGACCAGAGATCGTGCGGGGTGGTCCAGCCCTCTTCCTGGAGAAAGGTGCCAAAGTCCGAGTCCTGGTACCAGAGGCTTCGATAGTTCGCATGGTCTGCGAGGGAATGCTCAGAGAGACCCACCCGCTCAAAGGTCTCGCTGTAGAGCCAATAGACATTCGCGTGTGTGTACCGCGGGTCCCGCGCCCCTCGATACACCTCCCGCTCGTCAATCGTCCAGAGATCGGACACCACATCCAGATCGTGCTCCGTGATTCCCCGTTCTGTGTCCTCGTAGACGAAGCCCGGGCAGAGCAGAGACTCCATTGTGGTTCGGCAAGAGACCCCGTAGCCTAGGCAAACGAGACGGAGACCGGAACCGTATGCAGACAAATGGCCTTGGTCGCCGACCGACTGAGCTCGTGGCGCTTCCGACGGGAGCCCTCAGAGGTCTTCTGGATCGAGGTCGTGCACCCATCCATGTCCGCCTGAACCGCGTCGTAATGGGTCTCGAGGTAGTCGAGGACCTCATCCTGGATGGCCCACTCGAAGAAATTGAGCTGGCCGATCGTCGTGTCCATCCCGAGGAACTTGATACGCTTCCAGCGACAGAAGGGGTCGAACATCTTTTTGCTGTACGCCTTCAGGTGGCTCTTGTAGGCCAGGTAGACGATCACATGCCGGGCCTCCCGCTTCGTCACGAAGGAAATGTTGTACTTTTTGGCATAGTTCGTCACAAGCCAATCGATGAGCCGCAGACTGATCTTGGACTCCCCCGAGAGGATGGACCGCACGCGACTGACTCGATCCTCATTCCCATAAAAGGTCGTGAGGCGGTGCAGGACAAGCTGTTCCCGGGTTTGGATCTCCATGTGTACGCTGCGGTTGTTCATTGAAAATGGGTTCGAGAAGAAACGAGTAAGTAGACAATGGAGGACCTCAAGAAGACACGCGAGGACCTCCAGACCCCGCACGACTGTCATGCGGCCTATCTCTATCCTGCCGCGGGCACGGACCTTGCGGCGATTGAGCCCTTCACCGCGGAGCTCACCAGCATCGTAGATCTCATGAAAGAAGAGCTTGCGAATGAAGCCCGTCTCCTCGAGGGCACAGATGTCCCCGAGTATAACCAAAACGAACTTTCGCAGCCCGAGACCAAGAGGGGGCAATGGACGACCGACTTGCAGACTGGCTTCTTGACAATCGCCCGTACACCCATCTCTCCACCCGAGTCAAACACTTTATCCTCTACTGCAAGACCCAACAGCCCGGTCTCTCCACTGGAGCTCTTCAACGCGCGATTCTCCCCCTCGTCGACCGGTTCATGCTCGGGGAAGGAGGCCGACTGTGGATGCGTGATCGATGCTACGAACGAGTGCTCCGTCTGTACGGTGCCAACGACCAGCGAACTGACGCGTGGCATGCCAAGCGATCCGAACTGATCACGGCCTCCGAAGTCTACCAGATCTTCGGATCCGAGTCCGCCCGTCGTGATGTGATGTTGCGGAAGCTCGAGCCCCGTGTCCAGGGAGACGGTCCGGGGATTCCAGCCTTGCTCTGGGGCACACGCTTCGAGCCGGTGGCCAAGCGTCTGTACGAGGAGCGGACGAACTGCACGATCCAGGATGTCTCCTGTGTCCAACATCCCCGCGTGTCCTTCCTGGGAGCGTCTCCGGACGGTCTCATTGTTCCAACTCGCGACGACCCGCGCCGATATGGGCGGCTTGTCGAGTTCAAGTGTCCGATGAGCCGGAAGCCGTCGGACGAGATTCCGATCGGGTACTGGCATCAAATGCAGCTCCAGATGGAGTGCACGGGGATTGACGAGTGTGAATATGTCGAGTTCCGCTTCAAACAGGTGGGGTATACGGAGTGGTCGAGGACGACGGGAACCAAGGGGTCGTTCTCCGTCTACGAAGACGGGCGCGTGGTCTACGATGAGACAGAGGTTCCAGAGGACGCGCAGGTGATCTACTGGATCCTCGGCTCGATCAAGGAGGACTTTGTGCAGAAGGACCCGACCTGGCTCTCGACGCACCTCCCCCAGCTCCAGGCCTTCTGGGAGGAGGTCCTTCGCCATCGGGCCGCAGGAACGAAGCCGGAACCTACGCC